GACAACTCGTTAATCTTTGAGGTTCTAGGGCTGAGAATGTCAGCATCAGTACTCAAGATAAACTGTTCAGTATCACTAAACAAAACAAGACCAACACTTGTTGGACGGACGTAACGGTGATTAACAGGTCGAATAGATGATGCAGTAATATCAATCGGGTCATCGTCGGTAACCGTCAAAGCAGTCGTTGCCCAGAAGTTAAAGTAATCACCAGCACGACTCATAATAACCGCTTCATTAGCCAGGAACCCTAAACGGTTACGGTAGAAGAAAAGGTTATTGATTTTAGTACCGACAAAACTAGGAGTAGGGTTAGTGGTTTCATCACCAATCAACCTATTCTCCCACGTAACCGGACCATAAGTAAATGAACCATCTGCTTGCCTAACCAGTTGATGAGGAAGAGTCAGTTCATCAAACTCATACTGAATTCCAGGTGCAAGCGTCTCTTCCCAGACACCAGTACCGTAAGTAGCACCGTTATCTGTGATAAACTGCACATACATGTCGTCAACATCAATGTCGGTGCTGTTAACAACTTTAACTACATAACCGTCTTTACACTGAAGGGGAAGGTCAGCAACAGTAGGGGTAGTATCTTGAAATGCAAAGATGGCCGCTTCTGATGGACCGCCTACAACAGAGATTGAAAACTCAGCATCAGCACTAATGTAAATACCAGGACCAACAGCAGCAGCGGTATAGGTAGTACCACCAAAGGTTTGACCGTCAATATCACTGACAAGGTTGTTAACAATATCAGCTGTGTCATGACTACCAGATGCTGTATACTGACCCCGAAGAGTTCCATCTAAAAAAATCTCATATTCACCAACACCAACAACCTTAATAACGACAAAGGCTTCGTTCGGTTTAGCAGCAGACGTAGCTGCTTTAAGAGCTACTGTCTTCGCTTTATTAAGAACAAAGGTGTAATCATTAAGAGTAATCAGTTCAATGTCATCAGCGGTAGCACCGTAAAGGTAACCGTTAGACGGTGTAGCAGTAATAGCACAGTTGTTGACTTCTGCATCATAATTACTTTTAGCAGTAGCTTCAGCAGTTACAGCATTATCATAGTTAGTTTGAGCGGTGTTCATTGCTGCCAAAGCTGTAGCCAACTCACCAGCGGTGTGAGTAGCAGCAACAGTCAGGATAGCTTGGTAGACTTTAAACCCGTTAGAAGCAAGCAAAGGTTGTTCACCTGTAACCTCAGTCCCCAACGCATAACCAGCAGGAAGAGTGGTAGCTGCACTGATTACCGCATTAGCATTCTTAACAATGTAGACACCTGCTTCATTTTTAAGAATACCAGAGGCTAGATACTGTTGAACTTGTCCAACAGGATACGTGTAGTTAACTTCAAACAGGAGTTCTGTTGTAGCATCTTGTCCTGCAAGGACTTCTGCATACGTTGCTTGAGCGGTGTTCAGTAGAGCAAGTTTAGCAGCAGTATCAGTTACAGCAGCATTATAGGTAGCAAGGTCAGCCTTGAGGTTAGTCAGGTTACAAGTAACGGGAACACCAGTATTAGTGCCCATATCGACTGCTCGTGGACTGCCATCAAGCAAACTCCAGATACGAAACTTGTTATCATCGTATTGTGCAACGTACTTTTCTTGGGGATCCCTCAGGATAGAAAACCATTTACCTGAAGGGGTTGCGTTATAAAGCTCGGTTTCATGCCGACCACCAGGACGTTTCAAAAGACCAAGAGCATAGTCAGGGTAGGCGTTAACACAATCCCTAAGTTGCCCTGGAAACTTACGGTTGTCAGGTTGTTGTGAAATACCGCCAAACAGGTAAGGTATCCTTTGGGTAAGTGTACTCATCGCATCAATGCTTGGAAAGGTTGATAGCTGTTATAGTAGTTGTGACCATCACTAAAACCAAACATAGAATAATCACCTTGGTTGCACTCATATTCCAGAGCAGCAGCACGAGTCATTATCTCTTGTTCTTGTAGTAGTGCTTGTAGTTCACGGTCTCCAACCATTTTCACTGCACACATCCGTGCAGCACGGGCAGTAATATAAGCTTGAATAGCAGGAGGAACGTCAGTAAAATCAAACAGCCAAACTACATCAGCCAAGATTTTATCAGTAAAGGTATAAGTATGGTTTAGTCGGTCATACAGTTTACCGTCACGACGAACAACGTCATACCTGTCTTTATGCGTTTCGACGTTAGTGTCGATTTGAAGCATGTTAAAGGGGTAAACAATTTCGTTAGTAACGCTGTCAGGAATCAACTCATAATGACGTTCAGTGTTAAAGACCCAGCCTTCAGCTTGAACTTGTTTGTTGATTTCCCGTAGGGTGTTAAGGGTAATAGATACTTCAGGGTTCTGCATATCTAAGGTGGTGACAGGAGCCTGTCCCACTGAGCTAAGTATTTGATTTACAGCATCCAGTTCGGTGGACACAGCATAAGTAGGAAAGTGCATTGTTACCTATCACAAAGATAAAAAAAAGGGGAGCCGAAGCTCCCCCAGTATTGATTAAAATCAGAAGTCGTTAGGAGGGGTACCACCAACATACAGCTCAACAGCTGCAGCGGGGTTCAGGTAATCAGCACCCATAGCCAGACGACCAACGATCACATCACCTTGGTAGATGACAGAAGCGTCGCCGCTAGTCACTTGGACCTGAGGACCAATAGCTTCCACACAGCCAGCAGCTTCACGCTGGAAGATCAGACCACAGGAAGTGGAACCGAACTCAGCAGCAGTACCGTAGTCGTTCTGCACACCGTAGGAGCCAGAAGCCACAGTAGCAGCATCTTCAAGAGCTTCACCCACAAAGTCACCAATGTTATTAGGAGCGGTGACGCCAGTGGTGCCACCGTACTTGGTACCATAGTTACCCAGGAATGGGATGTTCATGGACTTGTAGATACGGATACCAGCAATCTCCATGATACCTTGACCGGACTGCAGGGCAGAACCCTGAACGTCACGGTTAATCAGACCATTGTCGCCAACAGCTCGAATTAGTTCGTAGTACTGACGGGGGTTCAGGACGGCAACGCGACCATCACCGGACACACCCTTCTCATCCATTGCAGCAGCAGCTTCGTAGAAGGCTTTAACCAGAGCAACGTCATCGTAAGCGTCAGATTCGTTGGCAGAAGTACCAACACGGATCTGGGTACCACCCGGCTCTTCAAAGTTAGTAGCAGTCACGGGGCTTTGCTTACGTGCACCACGAGCGATAGCACGGAAGATCAGACGGTCATACTTCTCAGCGAGAGCATAACCAATCTTACGGGAGATTTCTCCACGCAGATCGTAGTGAGAAAGAATTTCATCCAGTTCGTACACAAAAGCACTGGAGATCAGAAGGTCATCACAAGTGATGGTCTTCTCAGCCACCGGAGGTGCGCCTTGGTCAGAACCAAGGATGCTGTTACCAGGAGTATGGAATTCAGCATTTGTACGACCAGTGAAGATAAATTGGAGACTCCGGCCATTACGCAGAGTCCGCTTCATAACAAGGTCACGAGCAATCGTGTTGTTTTGGAAGCCTTTGAACATCTCACCGCTAAACAGCTTGAGATACAGCTCGCGTTGATCGGTGCCAAAATTGTTAGCACCAAGGCGAGTATCATAAGCCGGGTTTACATCCGACTGATGATTAAAAGAACCAGAATAAGGCATTGTTAAAAAGGAGTAAAGTTAAAACACTTGCTCCCAAACGTTTGGAAAAATTTTTGTTGCGATATTGTGTGGTCTATCCCACCGTCTAGACGGCGAAGGGTGTCCTCGTAAGGGCCAACGCCAAGAGGAGCCAGGTCCGACACTGAGGTGCCTGACTCCCACCACCTATTTTTTAGGAGGTTTAGGTTTGGGTTTAGGGTGACCAACTGGATAAGCTGGTCCACCAAACTGATTAAACATCAGAATTTAGTAGCGTGTGATTTGTAAGCAATGCCGCGATACTTAAGCTTGGCTTCTTTTGCAGCAGCCTTTTGCTCCCGAACACGGGCATCCAATTCAACTTGAGTCATTGTTCTGAATGAAAGTACCTAACCCCCGTTCCATGATTAGGTGACATGCGTCCCATAAAG